CTTCTGCGCCACCACCGAATAGATCTGTTATAAATCCCATTACCGAACCCTCACGACGAGACTAATATTCTGAAGTTTACCATCTAACTCAACTTCTTTCTGAGCGGCGATATGGAAGCCGCATTTCAACGCCAGGTTAATTACCGATCTCTTTCCAACTTGCGCTATGATCATCTTGCACCAGTCATATACAAAGAACATCTTTTGACAAAATTCATTAAGCGCGTCTCTTAGTCGAAGCCAGTTTCGTTTTTCAGCGGCCAGATGAATCATCAATGCATTTCCTTTCCTGGCTGCGGCAAAGTAAACCTTTTCCCCATTATCAGACCACTCATAGACCCGGCATTTTTCAGACTTAATAAGGCCAAGTCTTCCTGGCTCATCGATGTCTATTGCGTCGGATATCATATTTCCTCAATCGTCCACAATCATTATGTCAAATTGCCCGCCGCCATCTCCTCCAGCAGCTGAAGATATGGCGGATAGCTTAATAATGGCTCCTGCCGGCATTTTTAGCGGGACCATAAACGGAATCCAACCGCTAGAAGTATCATTCAATACCACAACATCTTGAAACAGGAAAACACCAGGAATGATAGTCCTATCAAACCTCTCGACTGTTGCTCTTAATCGAAGGTCGATTCTCTTTGTCATCCCTGACGCTTGCCACCCAACCACATAACCGGTTTTTGCGGTGGGAACTTTATACTTGGCAGATAGACTCTGGTTGCCCCCTGCCGCCAAATACTCATAGACAACAGCCCCGCCAGTATCCTCGGCGCTTATATTACCTGCAGCAACACCACCAGCCCCTACTGTTTTAGTGTGAATCCATTGTATAAAATCAATGTCAGTAGCCACGGTGTTAACCGGAGTCACCCCATTCATAATTATAGTTTCTTGTTGCTCAACGCCGCTAGTATCCAGATAATGTACGTCCAGGGTCTGGACTCCAGTTCCAGCCGAAGTATCATTGGCACTGCTGGAACTTAATTGTAGCTGTATCCCCCCTGGCTCTGGCACAACTGTGGTTGCCGGTATCTGCGTCAGGTCGTCCAATACCGCGCTGCTAAGGCCGTCTTTCCTTCCTGGAATACTGAACATTTTTATGCCAGTGATATTCCCTCTTGCCACTTCAAATAAGAAGCTGGTGACAGACAATGCCGATTCGTCGTTCACTTTTACATTTGTAAAAATATTAGAAGGATTCTCGCCAGTTATGACTGATTTGACCAGTTCGGCATCATCATCCCCTATAACAGAGTCCTTCAATCTGTGGCTCGATGGCTTGAATCCTCCCTTTTTCAATACCGTCTGGATATTAAATAAGGTCTGAGCAAGCACCCCGTTTGTATAGCGGACCCTGACAAAGCGATTGGCCGGAGAGAAGGTGTAGACCTTTCCCGAATTCACAAAGATGGTGAACTTGTCATCCTGGATTACGGTAACCCCGTCATCGCTCCATTGAACCTCAAGCCCATCGACCGCGCTTGACTGGTCGGCCGTAACGCCGATGATGATCACGTTATAGTTTAATGTGTCCTCCCAATCGCCCGGGAATACGCCCGATATCCCAAGCGGCGTATTGGTGGAGTTATCCAGGCTAACTAGGCCGTTCTCAATGGTCTCAATTTCACGGATACGGCTCATCAGTACCAGCCTTCGACTGTTTCAAATGTCATTAACAAAACCTCGTCATCTGCTATTCTCTCGGATGCATTAACGCCGAATAGAAGCTCAGTCCCGAAAGGATTAAGCGTTACGTCATTGCTCGCCCCGCCAACGTTAATCAGCCTGTAATTTCGACCATCTACCCCCGGCAGAAGATTAGCGACTATAGGGCCCCCATCGGTATCAAAAAATACCTCCTCGTCCGTTGCTCTTATCTCATAGGGTGAATCAGCGAATACCACCCGGTTAGTGTTCTTTATTATGTCGTTCTTTACGTCGATCTCATCAGCCAAGGTTATCAGGCTCTCAAGGATATTCAGGTAGTCCTCAACCATTGCATCCGGCCAATCAGTCAGCTCTTTAATCTCATAGGCTGAAAGGACCAGGCCTCTCAATCTTAACGATGTATCAGCCATGGTCGATCATCGCTCGACTGAAGGCCATACGAGAGGTTGAGGCGCCTCTAAGCTTGAACCCAACCCAATCCCTCACATACCCAAGCCTGTGCACAACAAAGCGCTTGCTGAACTCTGCGGGGAGACCATAGGATTCCGTCCATTCCTTGCCATGCGTCACGCCGTCATATGTGAGGGAGATGAATACAGTGGCATCCAGAGATAAGGTGTGGCCAGGTAGAATCTCAATCTCCAGTTTATCGATGGAATGAGAATCAATATAGGTGAATGGGGTATGCAGCAACCACTCGGATATTTCGCCATAATGCGTGGCTACTGTGTTATCCAGAATGCCGAGGCGTGAATCAATCTTGTCGCCAAAAACCCACTGACCAAGCCTTGTTTCAAATACTGCGTGCTTCCCGCGCCACTGCTCATCACCAACAACATCCGTCCGGAGTATCGACCAGGCATGATCGGGCTGGTTGGTCTTCAGGTAAACGGTTTCGTTGAATAGCAGAACCTCGTTTGGCAGGTGCACGATAAGATATGAATAACCGTCTTCCTCATAGGCCTCCACAACACTGGTGGATAGCTGTACCTCGCTATACTTGCCAATGACTTTATCAACCTCTCGGCTGGCAACCTTCGTAGCCGACCCGACACCGATTGAGTGGACGGATACCGCACCTTCCTTGCGCCCGCCAAGGATATACCACTTGTCGTTAAGCTCTGCCTTGGTGTGTGTGCCTACTATGCCGACTTTGACCGCTCGGGTAGCAACGCGCTGGAACAGGAAAAGCTCGCCAGCCACATTAACGAAATACTCAATCGTATAGCGACCAAACACCATGGCCTTATTGTCTTGGGTCTTGCCAACACCAAGCGACTTATCAGGCATGAATTCTGCCGTGGCGAACTTCAGCGGATCAATGGAACTCTCATCGGTGATATCGGTATGGAATATGAAATCGCCATCTGTGAGGAAATAAACGCCATCCACCCACACTCCATCAATCGGATCGCCCAGATCAGAATCAGTTACCTCTCTGAATCCAACCGTTGCATCCCATAGCCAGAACTTACCATCAGCGATGATACCCTGGGTGTTGAAAGAGTAAGGCAGGGAGACGGTATCGGTGCCGGTGATCGTGCCGAGAGAGGTTTTCACGCCGGCCGCATCCACGGATATGAAGTCAGTGCCGGAAACCCTGAGGTGCTGCTCAAAGCGCTCATTCCACAATCCGCCGCGATCAATGCCCGTTCCCGATCCGTATTGAGTCAGCCCGGGATACTGGATCATGTAACCGATAGCGCCAAACATGGGCCGTATCACAGCGGTCATGTTAACCGGTAGCTGGTCTCTGTAATCTGTCTCCGTCCCTATCTTGTCGCCTTTGATGAGATTAAGAGGCGTTTGCATTAGATAATCTCCGGCGCCTCGGATAGCTCGAAATTGATTACCCTCGTTTCCTTTCTGCCAAGTGACGTGGTGGCAACGATAATGACATTAAGCAGCTTATCGCTACCACTGGCCACTCCATCGGCACGAATGCGGTAGTCAACGTCAGGTGAGGTGAGTGAACTACTCTGGATTGTCAAGCCATCAGATGCATTGATCGTGAAGCTTGATATCGTCTCAGCATCTCCAAGGTAGGAATCGAAATGCTCTGTAAAGTCCTGGATGTCGCCAATGATCATGCGATTGGTCGCCGGCTCATTGGGTGATTCAGCAACAGGGCGGTAAAATCTATTCCATCTGTTGAATCTCTGGGTGTTGCCTGAACCCCTGGCCATGCGGTCTGGGTATTCAGTCTGCCGAGGTGTAGCAGCGGCGCCAAGCATTCTCGATAGAGACTGGGTAGCCTGGCCGATCAGTATTTGAGGTATCTGTTTATTAAAGTCAGGCACAAGGCGAACGGCTAGATTAGTCTCTAACGCGTGCCAGTACTGCCGATCTACGTTAGTCAGGGAATTGGCGTCAGGAGTATCCTCGAAATTATAGTTAATCCTGACATCAAACTCGGCCACCATATTCTCAAGCCGGCGAATGGCGACCTCCAAGTCCTCCCCGGAAGGATTGACAGTGAGGCCGCTTATTCGCAGTTGAGAGTAAGCGCCGTTTATCAGATCACTCTTCAGATGAGCCATTATCAAGCGCCGCTTTCAGAGTTTTAATTCTGGCAGTTTCCCAACCCTCGATGCCGGCCTCTTTGGCAAGTCTCCGGATATATCTTGGTGAGCGTGGCGAGTCCGGATTGCCCATAACATCCTCATCTTCAGCGCCGGGGCCAGTCTCAACGGGCTCACCGGACTCAACAACGTCCGGCTGATACAGATCATGCGGGTCCAGCACATACCCAACGTCAAGATGTCGCTGCACCGCTGCAGGGTCTACCCGCACAATCTCACAAGGAACGCCGAATTCCTTATGTGAATTGCCCTCTTTGTATAGCACACACGCCATGTGTCACCTCATGTTAAGAAGGGGGCAAAAAGCCCCCTTTGGGTTAGGGGATTACTGCGCCATTATTATGCAGTAACACTTACGCCAGTCGTTGCAAAGGTTGCTACTGGTCCAGCCACGGCAATTCCAACGGCTGCTTGAGCCATTACTGTGTGGTCAGCTACAGAGCAGTTGTTTAAAAGCACGGTACCCTGCGTTTGAGCGGCGCCGAAACCAACGGCGTGCGCTGGGGTTGCGGCCGACAATGTGTTGTTGATGAACTTGCAGTTATCCATCAGTAGCATGCGCTCAACATCGGTTGCATTGGCTCCAAAAACAGCGACATGCTCAGTTCCACCAGCCTTTGAGAAGAATAGGCAGTTTTGGAAATAAGTATCTCGGCATTTTTTACCTGACAACGTTGCAGTGAGTAGGACGTTGGACCGGATATTACCTGAGGCGATAATGTTTGCAGTGGACCCAAATGTGCAGTCATAGAACATTGTGCTGTCGCCATTGTGCAGGAACTCAGCAGCAGCTGTTTCATCAAGGTCAGTGTCCTTGAAGAACTCACAATTCATAAATCGAGTGAATTCTCCGCCCTCTGCCCAACCGTACAGGCCTTCAGTTACCGTGTTGCTGTTGATAACCTTGATGCCCGTAAAGGTGTTCCTGATGCCGGTATTCTGGATGGTGGCGATATCTGTTGCAGCGGCAGTTACACCGACAGAAATCTTCGCGCCCTGTCCATAATGGCCAAGAGTCCCGTTCATACCAATAGTATGGACTCGGTTCTTAGTGATGTTAACCATAGCGGTTTCAACAACAGTTGAGTCGCCGTCAATCAGGATGATGTCATTGTTGTTTGAGGCTACGGCATTAATTGCCGCGCTGTAGGTTCGGAACGCTGTTTCCCAGGTTTCTCCGTCGTTTGTGTCCGACCCTTTACGGAAATCAACATAGAAGATGTCACCTGGTCCCTGTATGTTGAGCAGGCTTTGAATCTGGCTTCGTCCAACCTGCAAGCCTGTGTGGAAAAAATCTCTTTTAGACATTTTACTACCCTCTGTTCAGAGGGGTCTAATTAAAGACCCCGAAGGAATGGTTTAAACTGTGATAGCCGGTGGGCCTGCAACACCGATCAGACCCAAGATAATCCAGCCAATAGTGTCATCAACGAACATGAGTGTCGCCTGGTCGCCTGCGTCAGCAAAGACGATGGTGGCCCATCCGGTAGATGTTGCTGGTGTCAATGTACCGTCACCACCTCCATCGGTGGTCAGGTTGATAACCAGAATTTGACCTGGGCCGCCATCGGCCAGTGTTAGCGCTTCAGCATCTGCGCCAGTCGTCTTGGCAACATAACCATGAGTCACCGGGATAGCTAGTGCGTCTGCGATGGAAGTGGTCGTCAGATCGTTGGTCGCGTCAGCATCATCCTGATGAAACATTTCTCCAACTTGAAAGATTCTTGACATTTTGTACTCCTTTATACGGAGGGCCGAAGCCCTCCCTGGTTATGCTTAGAATGTTACGGCTACACCGACAGCTGAAGGATTGGCAATGGTGATCCCATACCACGTGAAGATACGATACCGGAAGGTGAGCTTCGCAATGTCGCCATCGTAGACCATGTACAGTTGCTGGCCATTTTCCATCGTATCGGTGATCACGCGCATACCATCGAACTGACTGAACAGCTCAGCAGGGATGGTGCCGCCCAGTACCTCAACCGCTTCCTTGCACCAGAATAAATTGGTCTTGTTGCTGGCGTCGATGTTCAACCGGTTGACGGTGGCCGCGTTAAGGATGCGGGTATCGATGTTGGCATAGGCCTTCTCAAGTACTGACAGGGCAGGGTCATCAACCGCAATGGGCTTGGGATAAACCTGGATCGTGGTGCCGTCAGGCTTGCCGACGACCGTGAAGGTCATTGCCTGGTTGGTATCGGTCTTGTCTGCCAGGCCAAGAGACTTAACGGTGGTGCCGGCGTTGGCAAAACTGACCTTATCGCCCACATTATAGGAGGCAGAAGCAGCAACGGCGATAGAGGCGATGCGGTAGTCGACGTTGGTTACAACGCCGGTTGCAGTGTTCACCGACCCGGCCTCAGGGGCAAAGCTCTGGTTGCCGGTTACCGTGGTCGCCGGATCAGCTCCACCGACCAGGTTAGGCAGGTATGAGCCGGTATAAATGTCAAAATCGGCGATGTTATTACCAATCTGTCCTTTGGCCCAAGTATCTGCAGGCTGACCCTGGATGGTCTGACGTGCGGCCAGATCCTTGCCGAACGTTAGATTATCCCGGTCATTAATGATAAAGCATCGGGTATCCTCAGCGACCTGTCTCTCGTTCAGGATGGCCTGTGCCTCGGAAATGAAGTCATACCCCGAGGTGACATTTGACCGGTAGAAGAGCGATCCCTGAAGCGCAACGGCAGAAGCGATTTGCTTGTTAAGCTCGGTAGCCTGGCGCCGTCCTGACTGTTTCCCGCGCCGTTCCCAGAAGCGCATGTCCCTCAAGTCATCTGCTCTTTGCTCCACGAAATCATTCTTCGGGGTGCCAAGCAAACTCGGGAAAGTCTCCTCGATGATATCCGTCTCAAGGTTCGACAGATCAAAGCCGTCAATGATTGGTGCGTGCTGCTGAATGGGGCGCCAGATTACGTTATTCGCGTTCTGCATGTCCCTGGGGTCTGGCTGCTCGTAAGCGGTCAGGGGCAGAAGCTGCATCTGGTGATCGTAAGTTTCGAGGGTATTTTCAAAAAGTACCTCGGCGATTTTACCTGTGGTAGCCATGTGACTAACTCCAAATTAATATTACCAATTGGAGACGTCGACTCCCTGCTTTCGTGCTGCTTTGCGTGCATTGTATGCGGCCTGGTTGTTGCCGGACTTATGCGCTTTTTTATACGCATCTTGCAACTTCTTGGCTCCGGCAGGAACCACTACCGCATCACCACTCGCACTCGGCGCGGGGCTCGGCGTCTTGCTCACTCGTCGTCCTGGGGCAGCCAGCACAGCCTTCTTCCCTGCAAGATACATTGCCGCTTCAAGCCCGGATGGGTCTGATAACAGCGCATTCCTTAGCTCTTCCTGTGCCTTTTTGTTTCGGCCAAGGTAGTACGTCACCTTCTCCGATCCATCGCCGAGACGTGCAATCAACTGATCTGCCATTACATCCCCTTGCTTGGGGAAGACGCCTTCAATGACGCCCCTAAATGTCAGATCTGCTGCCTGATAAATCTCAGGCGTGATTCCACTCTTCTCGGCTAGTACTGCTGCCCGGTCATAATGACCATCAACATTCTGTTGCAGCTGATTCTGGCGTTCTCTGACTTGGCCTTTCTGCTGGCGGGCGCGATGAGAAAACTCAACCTTCGCGTCCATCCTTTGATCGTACCAATCATCAAGCGCCTTGTTGTGCTGGTCGTCGTCGTCGAAATCCTCTGCCTTTGGCCGAGGGGGTAATCCGGTGCCGACTTCCTGCTTAGGCTGTTGCACTCCACTTCGAAGCGCCTCATTCTCAGCCTTCAGCTTTGCAATCTCGGTGTCCTGCTCTCTTATCGCGCCCTTTAACTTACCTCTCATTCGGGCGTGCGCAGCTACAGGTACCGTCTGTTGATCGCCATCTTGCGACCCCTGGTCATCGCCTTCCTGCCACGACTCAAGCTTTGTATCGTCCGGCTCACCTTCCAGATCCGCATCTGGTTCAGTATCATCGGTCTCTACTTCGCCCGCTTCTTCCTCAATCTCCGCGTCATCACCCTGCGGGGGGTCATTTGCTTTGGTTTCGGCTTCTGCGTTTTCTCGTTTCAGTTCTTCCAGGGTTTGAGCTTCCAACTGTATTTCTCCGTCGTTGTCACGTTAGCCCGGTGATAACCCGCCGGTAAGATTTGCGTTTACCTGTTCGCCTCAGTTATCTGGATTATAGTCAGTGGTTAGTAACTTTGCAATTAATGGCAAAAGTGGAAGGTTACTATCCACTTGCCATTAGGATAATTGCGATGTATGGTCTGACTTGAGTTAATGCTTTTAACGGAGTTAACGCTATGCCACTGACGAACGAAGAGTTTAAGAAGTTATTTTTTGAGTGTGTTGATAGCGCTATAGACAAGGTAAAGGAGATTGAGGCAATGGAGAAGAAGTCCGGAGCCGGGGTCGGTATATCCTATGATGACTTCGTGGAACAGCGGGCCGATGATTTTCGTGATATTCGCTTTTGGGAACGCCGCGGCACTAAACCTACAGGGGGCATCATGAAAACATTCACCCCCAAAGACATGCACAACAATCCAGCCATGGTTTACCGGGCTGCTGACAAAGATGGAGAGGTAAGGATTGACCATGACAGGTACCCGGACAGGATATTCACCCTGACTGCTAGGGATATGCGGGTAGGGGATATTGATCAGGAGGATTTATCCTCCCCCTGAGTGACGACCTAACTTTTTCCGCATTATCCAGCTGCTTACCGAAGGACTCAATCTTCCTGTAATTGATATCGGCGCCGGCTTTCTGTGCATCAATCTGGGTGCCGATGCGGTCAGTCTGGGCCTCGAATGCGTCAATTTGCGTATTAGCCTGCTTGTTTTGAATGTCGGCCGATATCTTCACAGCGTTATTCTGCTCTCGCATCTGTGCCGCCTGCCCCTTCAGCATCTCAGCCTGGGCAAGCAACGAGGCCGCATCGGGCTCTTTACCCTGCTGATTGGCCTGCTGCAGCATCTCCTCCTCTTCGGGCGTCTCA